GTCCGAGTGTGGTGATGGAGCTTCCCAAAATACCGACGACAAAAGACGGTATCATTTTAGAGACGGCATCAAACGCCGCGCCTGCGGCTGCATTTCCGAAGTCTGCTAGAGTTGCTTTACCTGAAGCGGCAAGCGTTCCAAATTGCTCTAATGTTTGACCGACAAATTCATTAAATACTTTCTGATTGCCTTCCATGCCTTGAGCGTTTTTCTTGAATATCTCGGATTGAGATTTTAGCACACTCGCGGCCGCTTGATCTCCTGCAGTTTTGAGTCTTTGCAAGAAAGTTACTTCGGTTTGCTCTTCGACTTGTTTTCTTTGCGCGTCGATCTCTGCAACTTTTGCAGCATAATCCTCAAAGCTAATTTCTCTCTTTGCAAGACTCTTTGTTAAGTCGTCCTCTTCAGCATTGAGCGCTCCTAATCTCTCTTGTCTAATTTGCTCATTTGTCTCGCGCTCTTTCATTATCTTTTCGGTGTTAAAAGCATCATTAAGCGCGGCTTGAAAAGTAAGAAGAGCACCAGACAAACCAGAATTTTTCTCTATTTCCGCTGCAGAGTCTTTTGCAAATTTATCAAGCTTAGTTTTCGCATCGTTAAGAGCGGTCTGGTTAGCGTCGAGTTGTTGCTCTAAGAGTCTTTGAGTCTTATCATCGCCGAGGCCGATAGCCACATCGATAGCAGCTTGAATATCAAGCGCTTGTCCTTTGACATAATTTGCGTATGAGTCGTATGAGTCTTGGACTTTTTTGAGTTCTTCAGTTGTTTTTACCGCACTTGCTGGTATAAGATTATCAAGCGAGCCCTCTAATGTTTTCGACTGATCTTGAATTCGCTTAACTAGGTTTTTCAGTTGGTCTTGAATTTCTTTGTCATTTTCTGCGCCTAGTTTGGCGTTTATTCTTACCTCGAATTTACCTACTTCAGTAAGCAACTTGCGAACATTAAGAGTCGCATCTGCTACATTCTCATCTTTGCCAAGTTTTACACCGAGTACTAGATTGCCTTGCGCGTCTCTAGTAGTTCCGAATGTATTTTCTATAGTCTTAGTTAAAGCCTCTGCAGTCGGTGCTGCATTAGGATCTTGAGAAAGTTTAAGTTGTATCTCTTCTTTGTTTAGTCCTTGTTGCTCAAATTTAGTTACTTGCTCTTTGCGGTATATTTCGATACCATCAATATAGCTCTTATATCGTGCGAGTGCTTTCTTGTACTCGGAATCAGCAGGGGTTCCGCTTGGCTTAGGATCGCCTTTTGGCGGTGGCTTTGTAGTATCCTCTAACTTCTTATTCACCTCTACAACGGTATCGGCTGTTTTCTTGTAGGCATTTAGGGCTGCAATTTGAGAATTATACGCTGTGGATACCGCTTGTAGTGCTTTGCTGTTACTTGCTAGCTCTCTTGTAGCTTTTGCATATGCATCGGTTGCTTGTTCTTGAGTGCTTGCACTATATAAAGCTTTAGCAAAAGCATTTACTGCAGCATTGCCATAAGAATCAGTAACTACTCCTAATGTTTTTGTAGTTGCGATTGCCTCTTCTATCGCTTCATTTCTCTTTGCAAAGCTAAGAGTCTGATTTGCTGCCATTAATGCCTTGTCAAGCCTTGCAGATTCAGCTGCAAGACCTTTTAAACTATCACCAGCTCTATTTGCAATAGCTTGAACTCCGTCAAGATTATCCTTATAGCTTGCAGTATTCTTAACAAGATCAGGATACTCTTTACTCAAGTCACCTGTTAGTTGTTTCATGCGAGCGGTTTCGGCATTTGTTAGCTTCTTCTTCTCAGATAGCTTGATAAACTCTTCGGCCATAGACTTCGTGCCTTTGGTCATGGTAGTTTGCTCTTCATTCGCTTTCTTTTGCGTTTGAATTAACTCTACATTTGCCTCTGCTTGCTCACGAGTCTCTTCGGCTGATACGCTTAGTGCATCTGTAATTGCATAGATACCAGCTCCGAGTACTGCTAGGGCTGCTACGACCGCTCCAATAGGATTAAGAGACATTGCAAGATTCCACGCATATTGTGCGACGGTTGCAATTGATATTGATCCTCCTAGAGCTGTTTGAACGGCTGCATAGGCCGCCGTAGCCGCCGTGGATATACCAACTACGATATTATATCCTGCAAAAGCGGCTGCGATAGTACCTACAACGGTTGCAATAGTGCCTAAGTTTGCTGATACAAAATTAATAATCGGAGTCAAGGTCTTAAATACGCCATCGAGTGCAAGTACAATCGATTGCGACGCTTGTTGAAAAGCAAGTTCTAACTTCTTGGAGAATGCATCAAAAGTAAGATATTGCCCCGCTGCGTTTTGAGCCTCTTTACCTGCTTGCAATGCCTTTGCTGCGATTTCTTCCTTTGGTATCGGCGCTCCAAACATTCTCGCATAGGCTTCAGCCCCTAAGTCTTCGGCGGGCGTTCCTGCAATGGCTACTTGTAATTGACTTCGCATCGCTTCGGAGATATCACCAGCCGAGAATGCCTCTTCGATTGCCCCGCCTGATCGCTCCAAAAATTCTTTTATTGAGATTTGCCCTGAAGTTGCGAGTCCTTCTAATTCTTTTAGGGTCGCTCCCATTGCTTTCGGCAAAGAGCCTTGTATATCTGCAATTGCCTTTGCAGTATCACCTGCTTTAAGCCTGATTTGAGCCTCTTTGATTGAGTCTCCAATCTTATCGGTAGTAAATAATCCCTCTTGACCGGCTACGGCAATTTGAGCCGCAAACTCTTCAGCGGAGAATCCCGCTTCTTGCAATAATCCCGAGTATTCTGCAATGGTATCAAGTACATCATCTTGCGAAGTTTTACCCTCTTTTGCGGCGAATGCAATAAGATTAAATGCCTCTTGCCCTTCTAGTCCGAATTGTCGTACAAACGGAGCGGACTTTGATACGACTTCGTTAACATCCTTATCGTAGAGACTTCCAAGAGCCGCCGCGTTTTTGACAAATTCTCCAATCTGATCATTAGGCAAAGCATCCTGCAATGAAGCCTTTGCATTTGCAATGGCTTTTGTGGCCTCTGCTAAACTACCACCAACGCCTCCGATAAATGCATCCTCTGCACTTGCTTTGAGTGCTTCGAACTCTTCGCCTGAAGCGCCTGTAGCTGCTTGCAAATTACCTTGCGCGGCTACAAGCTCGCGACCGCCATCGATAATAGCTCCAAATCCATCGGCTACAGCTCCAAGACCCGCCTGAATACCAGCGGCCAAGCCACCACCTACAAGCCCTCCAATCAAGCCACCGCTAAGAGCGTCACCTAGCCCGCCTTTCAAGCCTTCAAATACACCGCCAAGTCCACCTGCAGAATCACCAACGCCATCAATCGCCGCGGATAGCTTGTTGACATCTGCAACGGCTCCGGATGTATTTATATCGGCCATTTTATCAAGTGCTTGGTCGGTTTGCTTCGACTCATTTTGCACCTGATTAAGTTCGGTAGTGACTTTATTCAGACCTGAAAACAGTTCGGATGCATCCAGTCCTAATTTAATTTTGATATCATCGGCCATTGATTCTGCGCTCCATTTTGCGGCGTTCTTTGTGGTAAGTTATTGTATAGGCATAAGTACGGATTACATCCACGCGAGCCGTGTCGTAATATAGTCTTAGATACGCTGCAGGATCGCCGCCTGCAACGCCTTTGAATATCCAATATGAGCCTACAATTTCGCCAAGATAATAAGCACTCTCATCTCCGTCCGTCTCTTCATACTCATCATCGTCTGGGTCGTTAAATACAGTCAAGTCCTCAAGATAGTACTCACATAATGCGGACTCTTCTGCATACCGTTTCACGAAAAAACTTTAGTGAGTCCAAGATTCCGTCTAAGTCTTGGTTTTGCCAAAAGTCGGAATCAGCCTCGGACTGAATGCCAGCTAAAAGCTCGGTATTTTGCACTTTGCTTTCATCGATTACGGCTTTGACAAATTGGAATACTTTTGGAATCGTAGTTTCATCGACATTGATAAGCTCGAATAGATTTGCTCTGACTTTTAGATATGCAGTCTTGACAATTTCTTGGAACTCGAACTCTTGCATAATGTCCTTAAAAGCGTCTTGCCCCTTTGTTAAGTCTATCTTTTTTGCAAGGCTCTCGCGGCTAAATACCTTCTCCATGATCTCGGTCTCGGCGGCTGCTTGAGCGCCTTTAGTATTTGCAAGTTCAGAGAGAAGCGGCGTAACCTTGTCATAAAGAGCGGGGGTCAATTTTGAATAGAGTGCTACTTCGTGTGCTGTTTCGTTTAGATATAATTTCATGCTATCTCCATAGTAAAAATAATGGGGCGGGTTTTGCCCGCCCCGTGTGTATTAGACCGCTGCGTCATTGAACCAAACTTCTTTGTATCCAATCTTTGCAGGGATTGTCACCGCTGACAAACCTGTTACCAAAGATGTCAAGAAGTAACTTGTACCGATAACAAGATCTGTATCATTATTTACAACATCGCCTGCTACTTTGGGCTTAGTGTATTTACCTGATTCTTGGTCAAACGCGCCTGAGTCTTGTGCTAATTTGCAAAGCATCAAAACAATTTTGCGCTTCTTAGGAGTAGAGTTTGTATCTACACCACCGTATACGATTTGCAAAAGTGTATCGCTTGTCGCTTGTGAAGAGTTGAACTTTGTCCCGTCTTCATATTCCCCTTGATCTGCAGTGACCGTTGTAATAGGTGCATAGTTTTCAAGGAATGAAGTGAGTGCCGGATCGTCTTCGTTTTGATCGATTGTAAAAGTCGTGCGTGTTAATGAAGTCTTGATTTTGCGCTTCATTGTATGAATTGCGGTAGCTCCTACTGTAGGTGCTGTTCCGAGTTCATTTGCTGTATAGAATACGCTAAGGTTAGCGCCGCCTACTACCATGATATTACCTCTTAGATAATTGTTTTAGATATGAAAATGTGTTAACTAAATAATCCCAGTTTCTTTGTGATTTATCGCGTGTGTATTCTCTTACCATTAGGCCTCCGTTTCGTTCTGCTTTATGCATTAAGACTTCAGTATCTTGACTATATCCTTTATGATACAAAAGTATATCTGTATCGGCTACGACCGTACCATTCGGATCTACTTCGAGCGTCTCATGGCATATTCTTTGCCATTTGAGAAACGCGCTTCTTCTATGCAGTCGCATTGCCGGTATATTATACCTCTTTCGAATATGCGTATATTGCGGGTCAAGGTCTGCATTGCATCCTGCAATTGACAAATAAGCCGCGACCGCTTCGCTTTCGTTAAGCTCTTGGATATACGCCCAAAACTCATCTTCAGGACTTGCAAGGCGCTCATCAGAATCCATGTGCAAAATCCAGTCTCCAGCCGCATACTCATCGAGCTTATTTCTGCAATAACTGAAGTCGAAATACTCTTCGAAGTCTGGATATTCCCATGAGAGAACTATATGGTCCGAAGTACGACCGACTTCTTGAAAAACAGGCTCTTTAAGTTTTGGATTTACCGCCGTGCGAAGTGCTACGACTTCGACATTATCACTCGGTAAAGAATCCCTCCATCCTTTCAGGTCATCTCCATCCTGAAAGATTACACATGCACTTAACTTCATACATCTCCTCTGTAATATACCGTCCTAAAAGTCATGAAAGATATGCCTTTTGTCTCATCGTCATTAAATGTGACCGCTTGAGCGTCGACAAAATGCACGGGCGCAAAATAAGTGCGCTCATAATCTGACTCATAGACATCGGGTTTGTAGTTTGTGAGCTTATTCTCGATTGCCTCGCATAAGTCTGCAAGCGCCTCGCGTAAATTAGCTTTGCCCGCCGTGCTATTCTTCTTTACCTGTACTCCGACAAGTAAATACATATCCAAAGTGCCTTTATTTGCAAAAGCAGAATCGTCTTCAAGTCCAATAACCTCGCGAGCGTCGGCACCTGACAAAACGCCGACAAAAGGGAACTGATAGGTATTCCATTTATCTAGCATTACTTGGTCATAGACTTTGACCCCACTCATTGTGCGGAGTCTATCTGCTATGGATTTGATCGCCGCTGACTCTCTTGCCATTGTTGTATTCCGTTTATGACTTGTTGTTTTATATCGCTTGCGAATTTGGTATCATTTCGAAGTCTATCGACCGCAGGATTAAAGTACGGGCGGGCGGGTATGTTTACGCCGCCTTTCTTTTCAACACTAAGAGCAAGCCGTTTGAAGTATGGCTGTTTAGTAGTGTAATACTTAGCCCAAAAAAACTGAGCCATAACATAAGTTGACTTATTCATCTTTCGACCGCTCTTGCTTTTAATTACGGTCACGGGAGTAGCCTTTATGAAGCCACCAAATTCTTGAATAGCTGCGTATTTTATGCTTGACCCGTATTCTACTTCAAAGTTATCTCCATTTTGTGAGACTTTGAAAACATTACCGGGCTGACCTTTTGTGAAGCTACGGAAGAGAGCGCCTGAGTAAGTTGTTAGCTTATCGCTCTTTGATGGCGCTATCCTATCGGCTTGACCTTGAAAGTTCATATTAGCTCCGATATACGCCTGCATCACAAAAGGCATGCGCTCCAAGCTCTTCAGAATAACAGGCCGTAAAATGCCCTTTAAAGCTTCGCTATTAATCATTATTACACCGTTGGTATAACGAACTGCGCAAAGTATTTATGCCATCCTATATCGGTTTTGAGTGATTGGCTGACTGTTTGACCCGCGCCGCCTGTAGCGACGGAGTTAAGCCCGAACCAATTACCGCCTTGAGGGCTTTGCTTATATGCAAGAGTGACCATTTCGGCTATTCCTTGCAAGATTGTATATGGCATAGACGCATCACTGAAGCCAGTTGTTAGCGTCGCCTTGAATTGTCCATTTGTCTTATCACGAAAGACAATGTAATTAGCATACGGCTCGGCGTTCCATGCATAGTTACCCGCGTCAAAGTTCGCATAAGTTGCAAACTCATTCTCGCGCCACTGCAAAGCCGTAAGAGCCGTGTTAGCATTGTAGGGGATATATTTCCATGAGTGATTCGCTTCGAGGCCGCGTTGAGCTTTTGAGGCGTAAAATTGGTAATATATCGTCCCACTACGGAGAGGCTGACCGCAATAGCCTTCAGCCTCTACATAGCAAGTTGTTATCAGGTCATCAAACCAAGTATACAGCGCCGTATCCTCGGAGGTCGGATCGCCATTAACTTCCAAATTAAGAAAGGTCATGAGAGCATTAAACGCCCTCGGATTTGCGCTTGTATATGGCATGGTTATTTACCTGTTTTCTTTGTTTCTACTTTCGGCGCTGGCTTTGCATCCTTCGCCTTGCCTTGTTTAATAAGAGCCTCGGCAATCGCGGCAGGGAGAGAGGTCTCATACCCTGCCGAAACGCCTTTATACGGCTCGATTAGAATTACATCTACGAGCATAAATCACCTAATTAGGTTGTTGAAGTTTTGAGAACACCGATAGCACTTGGAGCTGGGAATGCGAAAGCAACGCGCTCGACAACTTCGATACCTTTTTGGTGTGTACCACCCAAACCAGTCGCACCGAAATACTCTTTGTATTCGTTAACAGTTACATCCTCGCGGATACCCATAACTGTAAACTGATTAAAGTCACAATAGAATGCAGATGCTGTATTCGCTGCACTCGTTGGGAAGAGTGCATCTGGTACGACATGCATCGGGCGGCCTGTTGGAGTGAAGTATGAATTACCTGCAAGAGCTGTTAAGCCGATGGATGTAATTTCGATAGGTCTTACTTGATCATAAACAGGGCGGGAGCCTGCTGTTTCTTTCATCAAGAATCCGAATACTGATTGAGGCACTACGAATACACCATTAGCACCAACGCCAGAATTTACACCGAGGCGCAAGTTCCAAAGGTCAGTCCAAGAGATTTCTCCGAATGTATCCTTACCAGAGTTATTAGCACCACCTTGGCGAACTGTTGTAGTTCCGGCGATACCAGTCAAGCCTGTAAAGTTAGGGGCATTACCATCACCATTGAAGAACTGCTTGTCTTCTGTTTCAGCAAGAGCGCGACCCAATCCATTTACAACATAATCCAAGAATGCAGGGGTTGCATCTTGCAATTGCTCTTCAGAAACGATAGCACCTGCAACTACTTTGCGGGCTGTCATTGCAGTCGCTGTAAAGAAGTTTGCTGAGTCAGTCAAAGTCAAGCCAGAACCTTCAGCAACCACCGCGCCTGTAAACGCGCCGCTTGATACTAAGTTCTCTGTTTTACCGCGCATCGGATAGATTTTCGCGAGTGCTCTTGCATATCCGTACTGATCTGCAAAAGACATGATTTCCTCTACCCAAAACTGAGGAACGGCCGCGCCACCTTGTGCAGTTGTGCCTGTATTGAAGTTTGCTCTTGTCAAATACTTCTCATTTGCTTTGCGTGCAATTTCATCTGCAACGCCGTCGCGTCCTTTGTGTACTGCAAGAATGTAATCCGCTACGACGCGTGCTTGGTCACGGCGTGCATCATGATCTGCTTTGATAGTTACAAAGCCGTTATTATTTGTTGGCTTTTGTGAGCGAAGTTGATCAGCAACTTTGCGGTCAACAACTTCTTTCAGTTGGTCTTTTGTTACGATAATGTTTTCCATTATGCAATATCCTTAGATTAAATTGAGTAATTCGTCTGTGTTGAGTTTTTTAGGCATGTTCAAAGTAATTGAACGGCCTGCTTCGCCGGCTACTGCAGATTTGATAATCTTGTAACCGTTTTGAATCATATCCATACCTTCACTGATTTGCGCTTGTGTCGAAGCTGCAATTTTCTTACCGACGCGAGTTTCAGGAACCTCGAAACTAGCCTCGATGGACTCGGCTACCACTTCGACTGGGGGCTCGGCGGCGGCTGGTTCTTCGGCTACTTCGGGTGCGACTTCGCCTTGCAAAACTGCTAGCATAGGAGGAACGCCTGCAGTAATAAAAGCGTTTACGGATGCTTCGGCTTCTTCAGGTGAAAAGCCGAGATTAATTACCTCATTAACAAACGCTTCCTTGATTGCCGGAAGAAGTTCGTCTTTGATCTTGGCTTCGATCTCTGGGGTTAACATTCTACTTTCCTTTTTGTATTTTTGAATTGAATCTTGGAGTAAAGTCTTGATTGATTTCTTAAGCAATGCTTGGCGATTTGCAGGAACTGAAACAACGCTAAATTCTACAAGCTCGGACTTTGTGTAAACAGTTACCTTTTGACCGTCGATTGTTTGCTCTTCGTATTCGTTTGGAATGATACCAACTGATACGGCCTTTACAAAACCTGCATTGATTAGCTTGTTGAGTTTCTTGCCTTCTTCAGTAATACACTCAATTTGAATTGTAGCTTCTAGGTTTTCGCCGTTCATTGCAAATCCTAAGCAGCGACCGATAGGCCACTCATCCGAGTCATGCTGTGCTAAGACTATGGGATTATTTAGATATGCTTGATAGTCGATTCCGCTTGGAACTATGATAGTCCCATAGCGATCTACTTCGGGAGTTGATACTACAAATGTATAGAGATCATTCTCTTTCTCTTCGTAGCCTTCCTCCATTTCGTAGCCGTCCCTAAGTTGTAGGTTCAGCTCGCGTGTTATTAAATTCATATTAAACCTTTATTTTTATTGCTTTTCAACTGGGAATAATTGACATCTGCAGTTCACTGCATTTGAAGCGCTTAGACCTGATCCGAGCGGGCGCTGCGCTTTCTCGGTTTTGACTTCAATGATATTGCCTTCTTTATCGCGAACTTCAGTCACTACCGTAAAATATCCGTCGGCTCCTTGAGTCGAGCCTTCCAAAGCAGCATGAGCGGGTCTTACGCGGCCGTCTCTTTGTGTAAGCCATACCATCTCAAAACCCTCATCTTTATATACGGCGTATTGCATTCCGCTTGTCACATTTGCGGCGGTCGTATTCGCAATCGCACGCGCTCTGCTTGTTTGCAAAGAGTCGAACTTGGTATTCAAAATCTTGAATAACTCGTCTTTATCCTTACCAGCGTTTGCAGTGAGAGTCGCTTGTACTTCTTGCTTGATAACTCCGATTGAATCTCGGATTTGAGCGCTTGACTCTTCGACCAAGGCGATAACCTCTGCAGTCGGAGGAACGCCGCCCTCGATTGCAAGAGTCGCATAGAGTTCGGTAGCTACTTGATTTGCGGCCTCTGCTATGATTGCATCATATTCCGCAAGGTCTTCGGGTGAAACATCTACAGTTGCAAGAGTCAACACGCCGTCATCTGCAAGCTGAAAGACTTGCTCTTTGATTTGAGCTATGATCATCTCAACTACATTCTCGAGGCTACCTGCATTCGCTTCGGTTATGCCGTCAAAGTTTCTCCAAAACAAGTTCTTTGCATCGGCTGTAACGATAGGGAGCTTAGGATTTGTCCTTGTTAAGAGTTTTCGAGCCACCACGGGCGCGGGAGCGGGATTTACGGCGCTTTGAAGCGGGACAAAACCATTAGCAATAAGCGGCGTATTGCCTTCAGGTATAGGATCATATCCGCGCTCGCCTCTTGCATCGTTGATCGTCTTAATTCCCCACTTAAGCTCGAACTCTTCTTGCCTCATATCAGCATCGGTATCTGCATATTCATAAGGTTGCGCTTGGATAAGTACATCCTCTTCCCATCTACGGAAATGGCGTGTAAATTCTTCAGCAATATAGAGTGCTTCGGGATCGATTGTGTTTTGTCTAAAGATTGCAAACTGAACCTCTGCAGTCGCTCGGTTTTGGAATGATCCATCAAGCATCCCAGGAGGCACGCCGAAGACTTGAGCGATTTGAGATCTTACATCTTTGCTAACAGAGTCATAGCCTACCGATAGCTCGCCTTTCGGCGGTAGTTCTAATTGCATTCCACCTCCAAGCAAAGCTCGTAGCTTGTAGTCTGGTAGTTCTTCATTCCAAGCGCTTTTCAGCTTTTGCCATTCATCTTGGTCAAACCTTTCTGGGAACTTTGCAATAAGCGGCGGGACTGTATTATTAGCAAACAAGCGAGCTAAATAAGCACTAACTTCGCGGTCTATATTCGCATATTCCAAAGCGGCGGAAACAAGACCAACGCCGAAGATATTCATACCGATAATTTCTTCAGGACGCGCGGCGGGGTGGAGCTTAGCAAGGTGAATAATCTCTTTCTCTGGTATGGCTATATTGCCCTCTTGAGCTGACTGATATACATACCCATCAATAAAGTTATTCTCGCCTTTAATGACTCGCATTCTTGTCGGATTTAATACCCACATTTGCAAGGGCACGCGATAGCCGTTTGTCGGAGTCCATATAAACGCATTGCCATTTATGCTAAGCCAGTTTTCAATATATCCGAAAACTTGCGAGCGTGTGAAATATGGATTAGGATTTGATAGCAGCTCGTTAGTCCAATGACCGCGTCCGAGTTCTTCTTTTTCCCAATTTTGCTCTTTGTATGCATCGAACTTGATACCGCTCAAAGCATTCGCTCTATGCTGCAAGCAAGCGAAAACAGTCCCTCGAAGTGAGGCGCTTAACTCGTTACCGACTTGAGTCGCACCGATATTGCGAGAGCCACCCGACCGAATATACGGTCTGTCGTTTCTTCGCGGTGCAACTGCGCTCGCGATTCTATCTCTAAGTTGGTCAAGTAGACTCATACATATATCTGTGGAGTTTTGCGAATAGCGTTGAAGGCATAACCCAACGCGTCAATAAAGTCATCATGCTTGTCTTGTGGAGTGCCCGTAAAAGATAGCAGCTCCTCGGTAAAGTCCGGATTGATATGAGGGACATGATAAACAAGCCCTTGTTCATATCTTGCCTCGACTGGCTGAAAGCGAATAACCTTGTCTCGATCCGCTCTCACACCTACGACATTCATCTTAGTATTGCGTTTCAGCTCTTGCACCATCCAAGCTTGCGCCTGATTTGATTCGACTGCAACTACTCTTGCATTCCATCTTTGCTCGGCTGACATGATCTTACGGCCTATCTCTTGGAATTGCGCTCTAAAATGATCGGCTTCGACTACTACAACATCTCCATCTTTTGTCGTGCCTATTACAACGATTGCCGTATAATCGGCTGTTTCCTTTTGCGAGATTGCCAAGTCAACTCCAATGTAATACGCCGTGCATTCTTGGCCGTTTGTCGTGCGTAACCATTCGCGCTTGATTTTAGCCGCCGATCTATCGACATATTCTGCAAGAAACTCTTGTGCAAAAACCAAGCTCGGTAGTAGCTCCTTTTGTCTATCAACTTCGCTTATCTTGATTTGCCCGCCGTCGTATGTCGAGTAGTGAAACGATTGCCAGTCTGACATAGTCTCGGAGAGCTGATCTAATTGCCAAAAATGATTCTTACCTTTCGGCGTTGAAAAGAAATACGCATCTCCTTCATAATCTGCTAGCATCGGACTTAATACAAAGTTCCAATCGTCTTCAGCATTTGGGCAGTGAGCCCACTCATCGCAAATCACTCTATGAAACTTATTGCCTCTTAAGCCATCCGCCCGGTAAATACCTTGCAAAACCAATGTACTACGGCCTAGTTTAATCTGGCCTTGTTTGTAAGTTGCACCAAGCGGTGCAAAGAAATTCTGTGCTTCGGTCTCTCGTCCTGAGAGCTCGGTATATGAGGGCGCTGTATAGAGAACATACGACCCATCAACTTCCAGCATTTTCTCAAGGGCCAAAGCAAAAGCCAAATAAGACTTACCAAAGCGACGACCGCACCGAACAACATTAAAGCGCTTCCTATTCCGAAGTATCTCAAGCTGTTTATCATGCGGTTTTATCCGTATCACTGTATCCATTTTGCGAACCCCACTCAATTATCATTTTGCCTTTTTCTGCTACTTGATTATCCATGTGAGATAGCAACTCCATTAGCAGTTTCATTGCCGTAATATCCTCTTTAAGCAAGATCTTTTTATGAATCAGCATTTCGATTATATCACCAGCTACGGTTTCTTTTGTTTTGCCGGGCTTTGATAGCTCCTCGGCTGCCATCTTTGCAAGGTCTTTGACATACACGATGCTACCCTTTGGCCTACCATTTCGATTGATACGCTCGGGCTTGTCTCTAAAGCTATGTCCTTTGAGATTATCAGCGCCTGCCATAATAAACTCCCAAACCTAATCCAACACCAAGAGCACCAACAACCCATCCCCAGTTGTTCTCGGTTTTCACTTCAGTCGGTAAAGTAATTACCTTAATTGAATCAGGGCGCGGGCGGTAAACAAGTGAGAAGTGACCCTTGCGATTTGCATAGGCAAAAGCCATATTGATTGTATCGCGAGTCGCTGTAATTACGCTATCGCTTTGAGCGATAAACGAAGTATCTCCACAAGGAATAATTACAGGCTTATCAAGAAAGTAAATAGTGTCCTTAGTCTTGATAGTAACTGACTTCGTATGCACTGAGTCTCTAATCGTTACAGGGCGTTCAATTAGCTGCACTTGAGTAATTGTATCAGTTACGCGCTTTGCGCTCGTACGGCCTACGTGAAGCCCCGAAACAAAGCCGATAATAAGCAAGACTGCAAGTATTATCATTGCATTTAGTACATCATTGAATCTCATTGCACTACTCCATTCTCAATAAAGAGATTATCTACCATACCATTCTCTTGAATGATTGCAAAACCATGATTGCTATTTGAGTGTGGCATATATGCTTGTCGTAACTTGCATAGGCATCCCATTGTATATGCCTTGTAAAACTTACCGTCCAAGCTCTTGATAGATGCAAAAGAAGTACGATGCACATGACCCATAACAACATTAGCCGCGGCTTTGAGAATCAAAGCGCGGGCGGGATTTACGCCGCCTGAGACTTTCATTTCGTGACCGTGGACTATGTAGGTATTTTCTATTTTCATAAATTGCGTAGATTCGACAAAGCGTATTCCAAGATCATCAAGTTTTAGCAGTTTGCGGAAATCAATTAAACCAGCAAGCGCGTCTGCATTCTGCATTAAGTACCGCTCCAAGCGGTCTTCATGATTGCCAATTTTAAAGTAGATATTCTGGTCTTTGAATTCGGACCTCAAGCCTTCTAAAAACTGCTTTGCAAGTTCGATCTCGTTTAAGAATTTTGGCGTATCAGCGTGTTTCGGGTGCCTTGAGATTTGAGCCGAGTCTAGTATATCACCGTTTAAAATGATATTCTCTACTCGGTCTTGTTTTGCATATTGAATCGCTGCAATAAGCGCCGCTTTGTCATGGATGCCTAAGTGAATATCACTGAAGACCGCCGTCTTACCTTGGATGCGCAAAACGGGTAAAACCTCCTCGCGTCCATCTTCAAAGGTATTTAGCCAATCAGGAACTACTTCGGGCTTGTCTTCAGGGCTCGGCTCAAAGCCTTTGCCTATCCGATAGTTAAGCACCGCCGTGTACTCTTCATGGTTTAAGCGGGGTCTGTATTGACTCACTTGGTAGGAATCCCGTACTTTTCTAAAAGAGCCTGCAATAATTGCTGCTCTGGATTAAGTTCTGTTTGCTCTGGTGCGGGAAATTTTGCAGACCACTCGGCTTCGTGCTCTTCAGTGCAAGGCACTGCATTACATCCATTAGGCCATTGAATTTCAGAAACACCGTCCCATAAAACTATATTTTCGACTTCATTATTAGCATTAATTAAAGCGTATTTCATGTTATCCCTCACTTACAACAATTACTAAACCACCACCACCATTACCGCCTGCTCCGGAATTATGACCGTTATCTGAAGCAGCGCCGCCACCGCCACCAGCACCATATCCACCATTGCCACCAGCACCAGTTGCTTGTCCAGTTTTATACGATCCGCCGCCGCCTGCAGAGCCGAAATATAAAAACCCTGCTTGATTATTATCGCCATTGCCACCATTACCGCCATTAGACCCTCGGCTTCCATAATTCCAATTAGAAGCAGGCTTGCTTGCCATCCAATTTGCAGGCCTATGTCTACCACCTTCGGACATTGCTGTTGAATTAGCTGCAGCTCCTCCTCCTCCTCCTCCAGATAAGCTAATAAAAGCTGGTCTATCTGAAGTAAAATCACTGCCATTAGTGCTCGTACCGGTCAGACCATTGCCAACAGGAACTTGATAATAATTTACAGGTTGAGGAGAAGTACCGCCCCCTGCAGTTGAGGAAGTGCCTCCGCCTGAACCGCCACTTGGCCTATCACTTTCTATAATATTTTGGAAAGTACCTAATCCTGATATACCTCCATTTGATCCATTTGCGCCACTAGTATCATCAGTAGTGCGACTTGCGCCACCATTTCCACCTGCTCCAACAGTAACGGATTCAGTACTACCAAGTGCAGAAGCTTCAAGAGTAATGCTGTAATAACTTGCTGCACCACCACCGCCTCCTCCACATCTTATAGCAGTTGTAGCTCCTCTTCTTCCAGACCCTCCACCAGCGCCACCTGATAAAGAATAAACTGTTACTCTTTTGGCAAAAGAGGGTTTAGTCCATGTCCCCGAACTAGTAAAAGTATCTATTTGGATTTGATATCCACCACCACCACCGCTCGCAGCCAAAGTAGTGCCCGTCATTGTTAGGCCCGTGCCGAGTGTTATCTCTTGCACATCACCAGAACCTGAATCACCACGGCCCAAAAGTTTTGAAGCGGCTGATACATTCTGAATTTTTGCATAAGTTACCGCGTCATTATCTACAGTCCAAGTAGCACCCGAACTAGAGACGGTAATATCTCCCTTGTCGCCATCGGTCACACCGCCGCCCGCCGTAGACCAGCTCAAATTTCCCGAGCCGTCGGTACTTAATACCTGACCATTTGACCCGCCTGCTATGCTAAGTTTGGTAAGATTCGTATTGATTGTATTACTAGTGCCAATTGTCTTTGAATCAAAAGAGTTAGGCAATTGGCCATTATTTAGTTTTGTTGTAGGCATCTTATCACTTCAAATAATCAGCAATTAAAACATCTCCACTAATTGGAGCCGTCGCCATCGTGATTGTATTGGTTGAAAGCGTGTAATCATTTCCCGCTCCGCTTCTTAGCCTCATACCATTCAAATGTAAGCGTAAAGTCCCTGCAGTTGGTGTATCAGGCAAAGTGTAAGCCGTATTCGAACCGTCAATATTTCCACTTGGTATGACTTCAGTTGCAAAGTTGCTCGGAGTCAAAGTACCTGACTCATCTTGCACATAAGTGACCGCCGTAGAACCAAGCGTTCCGCCTGAATTTGAAGTGCAATAAAATCTCTTATCGCCATAAGTCGTACCCGCGTCCACATGGACAAAAGAGCCTGTAAGCTCGTCCCATGCGTCCGAATCAGTTGCACGAGTTAAAGCGCTTGATGATCCGTTAAAAACATAGATACCGTTTTGGCTTTGAGTAGATTGCTGCCATACCAAAAGGCGCTGACCGCTTGTAAGTTGGTGACCGTCGAAAGTATCCGTTCCGGGATTGCTTATGGTGATATTCGCAGTCGTAGCCGCGTGGACATTGCGATACTTGTAAGCACTTGACAAGCCTGCTATTTGCGTATCTACATATCCTTTTGTTGCAGCATCGCCTGAGTCAGTCGGAGTTGCAATGGTCGTAAGCTTGTTGTTACCCATTGACTGAGCACCCGTAAACGCTACGCTCCCATCCTTTTTGACAAAGTTCGCGCCGTCTGCTAATTTACTCGAATCTATTGCAGCGCCCGCAGCTACTTTCGCGTTGGTTATCGCACCATCGCGTATCTGGCGGCCTGCTATTGTGGTCTCTGGCATCGTATTATCCTAGTTTGTAATGTATTCGTATAACATCACCAACGACAGGCGAAACATTCAAAGTTATTGTCGTCGATCCGCTTGTCGTATAATCGTTTGTAAGCACTTGCAATACGCCATTAATGAAGACTTGCAAAGAGTTAGGGACAAAGTTCTGCAATGATGTGAAAGTCGCATTTGAGCCGTTGATATTTCCCGTCGGAGTTTCATTCCAGATGAAAACCGCCGCGCCTGAGTTGATCGTAGCACCGACTGAAACTCGGACAACTTCAGGAAGCGCCGTAATGACTACATTGTTAGTACTCATGAAGTCACCGTATCGATAATATCCAAATCACCACCAAGCCAATACTTCGTATCACCGCCAAGCCATTCGATTTTTACATCATACACAAGTCCCTTTTGCGGAGTTAAAGCAAGGCTTGTAGCTCCCGGCAAAGAGATTGAAAACTTGCCACCGCTTGCAGGGGATTGTATTGTCGTATTGAAAGTAAAGAGCGTCGCATTCGTAGCCTTTACTCTGCATTGAGCGGTCAAAGTCGCATTCACCAAAGTAATAGCCGCGCCATCCGCGTCTTTCAATTCAACTGCAAGTGAGAAAGTCTCACCTCGGTAAATTGCTATATTAAATCTATCTCTTCTCATGGCTTATCCGTAAATAGCTTTGCAATGAAAGACCCTCCGACCGCGAAGCTCAAGAGCGTAATCGCCAAGGCTATGTTATCGCGTAAATAGGCAAAACCGCAACCGGCAATGCCAGCGGCGGCTAAAGCGCCCGCGACTCTGCGAATCTTCGCAGGTGTAGGCTCGTTCCAATATTTAAAGCCAAAATGCAAACTCACTTGTTAAGCCCTGCAATTATGGAGTAGATCTGATCAAGTCTTGAGTGAACCAAAGCAAATTGCTTGTCTATCGATTCAGCTTGCTCTTTCTCGGTCTTTTCCAAGTTAGCCACGCGGTGCTCTAAAGTAGCAGTATTGAATACGTGCTTTGCCGTTTTCTCTATAACATCTGCAATTTGTTTTGCGTGTTGCAAGCGTTCCCTATTCATGAATCTGAAGAACATAATAACAATCGTTACCGTACTTACCAGAGTTGCTAGAACATTGCGCAAGAGTTCACTAAATATATCCATTGTATCTATCTTAAAACAAGGGCTTCCCGAAAGAAGCCCTCGCGGAGTGAAGGCATGAGATAAGGAGTGCCTATGTTGGCAAAACAAATATAAGCACAACCAAAAGGGACTTAGAAATTTTATTTTTAATAAATCACAAAGTCCGTAATCCTGAAGTATGAGGTAGGGTTAATTACTCGCGTCCGTGCCCAAACGCCATCACCGTCATGCTGAGAGCCTCGAAGCCCCGAGCTTGTATTTCCTTCGACTGTAGTTCCGGTCTTGCCCTGCCATGTATCTACTATCCCTGCATGACCAAAGGGAGTAGTTCCCCTTCGCCATACAATGATCGTGCCCGGTGGTAGTGTCATGTTTTCAGCAATGACCTTCGTAGCCTTTATGGTCTTATTCCGAGTAGCAAAGTGCCTAGCAAGTCCCGATCCCGTGAACGGCAAGCCTTTGACCCCTGCAGAGTCTAAGCAAAAGTTCACAAAACTTGCACACCATTGAGCGCCCCTCGGGCTCTTGGTCGAAGCTTGAAAGCGGCGAACCCAGTAGCCGCCGTTATTGCCCTCTTCTTTCGTTCCGATAAAGCCCTTGGCAATTAAGAGAACCTTAGGACTGACTGAAGCAGAGAGCGGCTGTAATGATGTTAGCAGACAAGTAAAGAGCGTAAGCGACAGGATTTTGTGCGATAATTTCACGAGTATTTACCTCCTTGATTAAGTACGAATCCACAAACCACGCCGCCCCTACTGCAAGTGCATACTTGCTAAGACCGACCGCGAATGTGCTAAAACTCCCATCTCCCACGCCTAAGGTCGCACCAAGTGCAATTACTGATAATGCGACCAAAGGGACAAAGGTCTTCAATGCATCCATTGTGATTATTCCTAAATAGAAACTAAAATACGTCTAAGCTGTGGATTAAATCGCTTAGACTCTAGTATTGTATATTGCGTTGTTTTAATTCCGCTCTTGGCTTCAGTATCCAAAAGCGATTCTTTGAACTTAGTCCAGTTTTCCTCTTGCCATTTGTCATAGTTCTCACGGTCATGATCATCACTGTAGAACCAGCCCTCCCTTCTTGCAAAGCCCGTCAATACGCATCTCCAATATAGATCGTCATCGTCAACAGCCCAACCCCAGTATTCATTGGAGTAGCCGTTTATTTTGCGGTAACTATCTTTGTCAAATAGCGTCACTCCACCAAAGTAAGCACGGTAAGGCATATCCCATTCGTATTGCTCTACATACCTTGCCAAGTGTGTCGGCGTAAAGACTGGTGAATAGTCTGCATCTTTTGCGTACATATCCACGTCGTGAAAGCAAAAGTAATCAGCGTGCTGAGACTCTAGAAATCCTATGTTTTTCATCATGCCAGTATTGAATAGCTTGCCCTCTTCTTGCTCTACAATCGTTATGCCAAACTCCAAGCCTTGAGCCTCAAGTACTTTGAATAAGTGAGGTATCTGTTTGCGGATGTGAGCCTCGCGGTTCCGGTAGGGAATAATTACTTCAAGTCTCATGTAATTCTCCGCTTGTTAGTGATTCCCATTTGTTAAGTGAGTATCTTGCATTCGACTGAATGAAGTACGGCTTGCGAACTGCATAGACATTAAAGTTCTCTTGAATATGTCCAAGCATGACATCAAGTGGAACTTGCTCTTCGTAAATTGCTACTCTGATTGCATTCTCTGCATAGGCTTTGAATCTTGGACTAAGATATAGTATAGCATGAGCCGCCGCTAAGCCTGTAACCTTTACCAAATTCTCACTAAAGGCCTTGACCGTAGTCTTTGGATTAGCATGACTCCAACCAAGGTAAATAGCATCCGCGCCGTGTGGAATATCTATCTCTTCGCAGTAGTGTTCAGTCACTTGAGCGTCATCCTCGAATATCAGCAAGGGTGCATCGCCTGACTGAAGTGCATCGATATGAGACTGGCCACATCCGACAAAGTGCTTGTCAAAGCGCGTGTCTTGAGGAGCCGGTATAGTCTTTGCGCTTATCCTTCTAGTCTTATTCATGCCAAGCATACCAAACTGGCGCTCCATCTCTATTCGATTATCAAGAGCCGTATCTAAGTTGATATACCTAACCTCGCACTCGGATAGTCTCATTCTAAGTTCTCCAAGATGTAGAATTCCGCTTTTACCATCGCATCATTCAGACTCATATTACGGAATCTAAGCTCCAAAGCGTATCGGCCTGTTATCTTGTTGGTTAACTTCAGCTTCCATCCCGAACCCGCGAGAAACAGGCGCGCCTCGTAAGGCACGCCGTTTTTCATGATCTCGGTCTTGAAGTCTTTGTCTTTGAGTTCCTCCCAGTCAAGAGTAGGCATCTCATCAAAGCTATCGTCAAAATGGTATAGCATCGGGAACCTCTACAGGCGCGGGCTTGTTTTCGTAAATCTTAGCGAGTTTGATACTTGTTATGTATCCAATCCCGCCTTCTTTCTTTTGATATTCTTTACCACCGACAAAGCCCTCTGCAATTACTTGCATTCCTACCGGATACCCTCGCATGAGTTCGACCTTGTCATTGATTGCCTCGAACTTGATAAATTCAGGATACTTGCTTGTCGAATCCTTTACCACGATCTCCGCTTTGGTGAACTTATCGGAATACTTAACAGGCGCTCCGACATACACTACCTCTCCGCTAATCTCAATCTTTGCCATTAGTTCACTCCATCTAATTTAGTAATACGCTTTGCTGATTCTTTGCCTAAATGGTAATCATTTGCGGTTGTTTTTTTAGAGCATTTATTGATATAAATTGTCTTTACCTTTTCATCGCCCCATCCCGCAAAATTCAAAAAATCTAATTGAGTATCTTTTGATATATTAACACAAGCTCTCCCTAAGTTAAATCTTTCCCTTTTATCTAGGCTTATACTAAAATTAGCTAACCACGAAACAGCCACAGCATATTCATCTGCAGTCAACTCTCGCTTTAATTCGTTAACTATTTGCCAATCATACGGCAATAGCTTCTGTAGTTTACTTACCTTCTCCATTCTCTTCACTCCTTGAAATGTATAACCATGACCTGCCGACTATTTGCAAGTCCGTAAAATATGTATCTACTGCAGTTTTTACGCCTTCATGCGTCGTATAATCATGACCGCCGATCATTCCGCCCGGCTTGAGCTTCGGTAGCCATATTTCAATATCCACGCAAACAGAGTCGTAATCATGCGAGCCGTCAATGAAAATAAAGTCAACGCTTCGCTTCTTGAAATTCTTAGACGCTTGCGCGCTTGTCATGTCGTAGGTTTTGATCACCTTGCTAACAGGCTCGATGTTTGCATGATATTCCGTTCGTAATTCGCCACTTTGGCATTTAAAGTCGTAAAAGTCACTCACGGGATTGCGATGCTCTTCAGAGCCGAGAAAGTGATCTACTGCATAGTAAGTGATTGCCTTCCCGCTATTCAGGATCTCAACGCCTGCATATGCGGCGCTCTTGCCTTTCCAAGCTCCGATCTCTACAAACTTTGCGCCGTCTTCGGCTTTGTCAATAGCGAGCTTGATTATCTCTTCGTAGTCAAACCAGCCGTGAATGTTTTGGTAATAGTGATTCATGTTATCCTTTTTGCCGAATTCAGCAATATGGTAATATACTCAAATATCTATGGACTTTACAAATTCTTCAAAATTTCTTACTATCTCGTAGCGATACCCCGCCGATTCGACTTGGCTTTGCCACCACTTTTGCCGATCAGTTTGCCGACCAGTCGCAGTCTTAAACTCCAAGAATATCGGACCGCTCTTCGATAGGTAAGTCATATCTGCTACTCCCGATATCATACCCATAACCTTAAGTTGAGCGCCTTGCCTCGCGTCGCGGGGGTTATTGTGATTCATGTACAGTAACCCGCGCTCTCTTGGGCAATTATTCCAATGCCAGGTAAAGCAGTGCGCTTGTAGTTGTTGCTCAGTCATTCAGCAAATAATCCATCATTGCGTAAAACTTCGGACTCCATCTTAGTAACTCTGCAAGCCAAGCGAATAGCATAATACGCGCCGTATCATGAGACACGCCGTATTCCATGACTATGTCATCGATCATGTCGTTAAGCCATTGCTCGGTAGTCATGGTCTTCTATTGCCTTGAAAATTTGATAAGCAACTTGAGGGACAATTGCATTTCCATACGCCTTTATGCTTTCGATTCGCCATTTTGAAAAGGTAATTCCGTCCAATTCGGAGGGAAGCCCATCATCTCCGCTACAAACCGGGGATTGAGTCGGGAACCCTTCCCATTGATTTGCATTGTATCCTCTATGTAGCTTGGAACATCCGAACGTCGTCCCTCGCATCCTTTGTAGTCCCTTTGCCTCGGAGTCGGCAGTAAGCCCGATTCTACAACATCCCTCAACTTTACACCCCATCTCACTCCGTTTGCATTCGTTCTGAAGTAACTCCCGTTCTCTATCTGTACATTGTTTACACACCCGCCCTCTATGTCCGCTGTTCTCGGCGTAGGCAACAAACCAAACTCGGTCTCTTCGGTGGGGCGCGCCGACGGCTGCAGCTGGAATAACAATCGGCCATACGGCGTAACCTTCAGCTTCCAAGTCAGTACACACCTCATCGAAAACAAGTCCGCCGTTCCAAGTAACGAGTCCATAAACATTCTCCCCCACAATGTAGCGCGGTCTGACTTCTCGAATAACTCGAAGCATTTCAGGCCAAAGGTGACGGGCATCGTCTTTCCCTTTTCTTTTGCCCGCTGCGCTATACGGCTGACAAGGAAATCCTCCAGTGAGGATGTCGATTCTATCTCTAAATTCAGAGAAATCTGATTTGGTAATATCTCCATAGTGCTTTGACTCCGGCCAATAATGGCTTAATACTTTTGATCCAAACTCATTAAATTCGCAATGGAATGTATTATGCCATCCCATCCACTCGGCTGCAAGCTCAAAGCCTCCAATACCGCTAAATAAACTTCCATGCCTCATCGCAAGTGTCCTGTCTTGTCTTTGTGTATGAATAACCAGCCTCTCGCATATCCCATCGCATCGCGGTAGGCCTCGGCTTCAGTTCGCAACTTACACAAACTTTGCAGAACATACAAAGGATGTAATTTACCAGCCTTAGTTAGTGCGATCCAATCCGGCAAGCCTCCAAGCCGTGCCATCTCGCGAGCTTCATGCTTTGTCAATATAACTAACTCTTCTAGAACTTCGCGTTCTGTTTTCGGGATAAGTTTTCCACACTCCGAGCAAACTCTTGCACTGGCATATATGAACGCGTCGCAATGAATGCAATTCTTGTAAACTGCTAAACCATCCCGCTTCTTCTTCGGCGGCTTAGTCCAATCCCGTGAATCGTCCCACATTCCAAAGCGATAAAGGTTATTCCCAAAGTCCAAGACCGTGAATTTGTCCTTACCCTCGCAGGTCCGAGACCCGCGTCCGACCATCTGCAAGAAAAGAGGCAAACTCTTAGTAGCTCGGTACAAAATAACCGTCTCAATACTCGGCTCGTCAAAACCCGTGGTAAAAAGCCCTACATTGATTAAAATGGCGGCGGGGGTCTCTTTATACCACTTGAGAGCGTTTCGCCTCGCATCGCGCCCCGCAGACCCGTCTAATGATATTACAGGGTGCCCCGCCTTCTCGAACTCTGCATATAGTTCAGCCGCGCTCTTCAAATTCGGCGCGAAAGCAATTGCCTTGGTATTCGGTGTCCACCTCTGGTAGTTTTGAACCGCGCCCTTGAATATCTGCATTCTTGAGTATTCGGCTCCTAGTGAATCAGCGTCAAAGTCATTGCCCTTGGTTTTTACGCCGCTTAGATCGATAGGCACGGAATAATATGAAGGCTTGGCTAAGTAGCCATCGGAGATAAGGCTCGGAATAGTTGAAGCCTCTACCATGTGAGTATAAAGATCAGTCAACGGCGTTCCCTTCCCCTCTCGGTATGGCGTAGCCGTAGCTCCGAGCACCCTCGCATGAGAGGGAAGAAGAGGGAAGAGCTTGTCGAATGTTCGCTTGTGGCACTCATCAAATATGAATAAGTCAACGCTCTGAAGTAGTTCGCTGTAGATCCGCTGTTCAGCCCGGCGGTATATCGTCTCGATCATAGCAACAAAGATTCGCTGGCTTGAGTTGACTCTGGTAGTCTCGGCTGTAATAAGCTCGGGAACGATAGCAAGGTTATTAAGCGCCCCGCCTGCTTGCCATAGTAGTTCGCCTCGGTCGGTCACTATCATGACTCTTTTGCCTTTCTGCAGTGCGCTTTGTGCAATAGCAGAGAACATTATTGTCTTACCAGCTCCTGTCGGAGCGCAAAGAATTACGGCGCGGTGTCCATCGGCAAAAGCTTTGCGTAGGTTCTCGATTGCATCGGCTTGGTAGTTTCTTAGTGTTGTCATGTTGTCAGGTTGTTGTCAGGTTTGAAAGTAAACCTGGCAACACTTAAGTTATTAAATTACAGTTACTTATACTAAATGTTGTCAAGTTGTCAAGTATATTTATATATATTATAGGAATAGAGTACATGATATTACATACATACACATATATTTTTTTTATAGCCTAATGAGGGGGTATTTTTTCCTAAACCTGACAACACGCCATTTTTGGGACTTATTGCGAAAATTAGCCGTAATAGGTGTTGTCAAGTTTGTGTTGCACCCTTTCGCGAACCCAATAACAGCGCATAACTTTACCATTTTTGCGTCTTGATGCTTTTGGAAAACCGAGATTTTTCATCGCGATTCCTATCCGAGTCATGTTAAAATGCAGTTTTGTGAACTGCATCATGTGAGATACAATTTCCGTAGTAGTCCACCAGTTTGCATCGATATCGACTTCAGTTTTTTCGAAATACATAAGAATAGCCTCTTCGACTGTATCTACTTGCTCATTGGACTTAGCAGAGTCATTAAGCAGCTGTATATCCTGTTTTTCTAATTGCCAAGAGGTATCTCCCTCGCTTTTGTAGATATGATAGGCTTCTAAGAGTAGATCCACCTTGTCGATTGCTTTAAATGCTTGAAAATCTATTGACTTGACATTGATAGGCACGATACGGCGGTTCCCGGTCGGGTCATTTATGATCTCGGAATCATTCGAAGTCCCGCAAAGCACGGCGTATCTTCTAAAGTCTTGCGTACGGCGGCCGTATGGTAGTCTCATATTGAACCATTGCTTTGAGCTTATGTCTTTTAGGTGTTTATATTCGCTTTTGCTTTTGCCTGAAAATTCATCGTCGCATAGAATCAGTTTTGAAGTCATAAGCATGGCATCGTCTTTGCCGGAGTCGAGTTTAGACTCGCCATAATAGTCTCGGAGTTCATCTGGTAATAGCCACCTGAAGAAGTTAGTCTTGCCAATGCCTTGTCCTCCGACAAGCACGAGAATAAGAAGCGAATAAGTGCCATGCATGGATGCAACTATGGATACTATCCACTTGCGAATGAATATAGTTGCGATAGCTCTTGCATCCTCTTCAGTTTCGCCGTCAAAATAGGGTGTTATGCATTCGGCTAGATTATCTATGCAGTTTTGCGGGGTTTTGTCTTGATGTTTTGCAAAAAACTCGGTAAAAGGGTTGTAAGAGGGCGTTGCATCCGAGTTTATGATATCTTCGACGGTGCTTTTAGCACATCTAGAGCCTAAGTTATCGGCAATCTCACCCCAAATGGTGTTAACATCCCAATCAGTAAGAGGTCGGTCTTGATATTCGACTATACCGGTTACTTCATTGCGTTTCAGTCCATAAGTAGCCAAAGCGGCGCGGATTTCGGGTAATAAATTCGCCTGTTTCTCTTTGGTAAGCTCCGAGCGTGGTATGGCTAGTGTTTGCTCTGCAATATCTTGAGCTATCTCGGTTGCTATACCGTCTTGCTTGGCTAGTTTGGTGACTGACTCGACAATCTCTGCATCTGACTTGAAGCCCTGCAGCATTTGCGCCTTGGTATAGCGCTCTACTTTGCGGCTCTCCTCCGTTTGTATCTCAATACCTGCCTCTTTACACTTGTAAAAGAATGTATTGATACGCACGCGGCCTTTACCTGACTTGAGGCACTCATTGTACTTAGCATCGCACGTCTTTGAGTCGTATTTTTCGCTTTGTTGAGAGATTGCATGGAAATAGATACGCCCTGCTTCTCCGTAGTGCCCTGCAATTGCAAAACCGATTTGAAGCCAGTCAAAGTAAGAGCTATTTGTTAAGTCTATACCACGCGAGCACACTTGCGTAAGGATATGATCTATATCGGACTTAGTGTGTGGATAATACCGGCGCGCCTCTGCTTTTGGTTGTTTGAGGTATCTCTTAAAGACTTGAGTCTTACCTTCGCGTCTGTAAAGATGCGGATCGAATGATACAAAGCGAAGTCTAGAGGTATCCTTACAAGCCGGATCGCAAATAAGGTGATAACTATCGGCTAAGTGCTTTTCGATAGCGTGGTAGGCTTCTAAATGCTTTGTAGGCTCTATTAAGAAGTATACAGCATAGCCATATCCTCCGACTGATCTATGGTAAGCATAAACAAATGGATCTGACTGCAGTTGCTCGATTTGCATTTCAGGATTGTCTTTATCATCGATATCCATGCAAAGAATACCGGAGTGCGCCTCTAGAGCATCCGCCTTGCGTTCTGCGAACTTGCCCGAAGGGGATATTGCAGGTAGCTTGCGTTTGAATGAAGCGCGGTCATCGCCTTGCGGTAAGTTACGATACTTGAGTACTATATCTTGCCAGGTTCCGTTTTCGACTGCTTGCAGAAAGAAGTCGAAGTCCATAGTCTTCGCGGCTTTGGTTTCCCGTGTTGAATTAAAGAAGGAGATAGTGATTCTCATGCCTTGGCCTTGCGAATAAGTTGTAAGTAGATTTCGTTAAAGTTCGGATCTAGTATGCGCTCGTGTTTTATATTTCGGGCTGCAATTATAGGCAATTTACGATCGCAATTAAATATAAAAGCGATATCCGTCATAGTGAATGCAAAGTCTTGATAGCATATTGTTATGGCCACATGACGCGCAAAGCTTTGGCGCTGGTGAATATGCTGAATACTAATCTCGTAGTATTCGGCTACCACTTGAATAACCCGCTCGGATACTTCATAGAGTTCGGCGGTGTTCAATTTTCGAACACGTCCGCGCGGTTTTTTTGTTCGATTTCCGAACAACTCCTCGCGTTCTATTTTAAGAATCGCAGAAAGCGGGAGCGTAGCGAGCGGCTTAGGGTTTGTATCTTGCGCGAGATCACTGATGTGACCGATCGGATGTAAGGGCATATTTTTTCCTCTATGTAATATCCGACTTGTAAAGTAGTTTCACGATCTAAATTGTTCATGTCGAGTCCAGAGATAGTCTTCGATTTTTTGCGCTGTTAGTTGCACTTGCGAGTAAGTATCCAGCTCATCCATAGCCGCGTAAATATGATGCGAGAGAGTCGAGCGATTCATGTCTAGGTATTCTGCGATCTTGAATGATGTGAGCTTCAGATATACGGTTGCAAAAAATATAAACATTCGTTTTGCTGCTATTAGCTCTTGGAATCTTACCTTGTCTCTAAGAGTGTGATTTGTCGGGAAGTGTTTGAGCACTTCGACTTCAAGACCGGATAGCTCCGCGTATGGATTTGCGAATGAGAAGTCTATGCCTCTTTTCATAAAGTGAGCGCTTTTGGTTTTGTGGTTAATTTGAGCGTATTGAAGCTGGGGTCTCTTTTGTTTTGCATAGTAATAATCTGCAAGTTTGTTGTTAGTTTTTATTGCTTGGTTTGCTTTCCTTTCGAGTTCTTCGCGTTCCTCTCGTAGTTGTTCGGATAGGCTTTTGCCTTTGATAAAGGGGGAGGCTAAGCCATCCCCCTCGTCATATATCATATTGTGATTCATGCAAATATAGCCTCCTGACCTTTTGACTTTACAAGCTCTTGCATATTTTTTGATGCAAGGTTAAAATAAGACTCTTTTAATTCAAATCCGATTCCATAGCGATCCATTTTTACCGCTTGATATACTTCACTACCAATACCCATGAAAGGAGTGAATACAGTATCGCCTTTATTTGTATACAAATGAATTAATCTTTCAATGGTATCAAGTTGAAGCGGGCAAATATGCTTTTCATCTTGATCCTCTCTAGCATTACGATACCCTTGTAAAGTATTCGAGTAATTTATGTCCATCCATACAGGTGATGCGTATTTTTGCCATAAGTCAACAGAAAGATCAGTATTTGTAACAGGCTCATCTCTATCGCCATCTTTTCGGAATATCAAAACATAATCAGGAATACCAACGCGAGACATAGTGCTATCTTTTTTGACTTGTTTATGCAATAGTCCTAGTGCTTTTGTTCTTTGCATTTCAACTACTGGATCTTTCCAAATAGTTACTCTCGAATGATAGACAAAACCAACAGACTGGAATAACTGTACTATCATTCCACTAAAGTCGCGAAGTCCGATGTATCCTTCTTTCCCTTTTTGAATAGGCAAGTCCATGCAATGCACTGCAATATTACGGCCTTCTTTAATGACTCTAAATAGTTCCGAAGCCAAGAAAGAAAACTGTTCAAAAAACTCTTTGTAATCTTTGGAATTTCCTAAGTCTTCGATATGAGATGAATAAGTATATAGTTCTGCAAATGGAGGGGAAAACACACTAAACCCTACGCTATTTGATTCGAGTGATTGTATCAATTGAATACTATCTCCATTCTTGATAGTATAGTATTCATTGCTTGTTTCATTTGATTGCACTTCAGCGTGCTTAAATATATCCTCATTGGCGTTCATACTTTTCTCCATTTCCTTTTGCATATTCTCAAATTGATTCTGTTTTGTTTTAATTGATTGGATTACATTTTGCATTGTATCGGTCGTAATAAGATAGATATTAACTTCATTCTTTTGTCCAAATCTGTATGATCTGCGGATTGCTTGATACAAGCCTTCAAATGAAAAGTCTAATGATGCAAATACTTGATTTCTGCAGTTTTGATAATTGAGTCCAAACTGTGCAATCTTAGTCTTAGTAATCAAAACTCTAAATTCATTATTTGCAAAACCAAGAAGCATCTTTTCTTTATATTCCGGAGAATCAGATCCTTTGACTTCAATGGCATCTGGAATCAGTTTTCTAAGCAGTTCACCTTCTTCATTTTGTTTAATCCAAATAATGTAATTTTCATTTGAATTATTTACAAGTTTTACAACTTCATCAATGCGTTCTAATTTAGTGAGTCGCAATTCTTGATTAAAGTCAATTGCAGATATAGCCGTATCATTAAAAAGCAATCCATTGTCTCTAGTTTCGGTTTTGATTTGCTTTTCTTGAATGTTTAGACTTGGCAAGTCGTATCCATCCATCGGGAATCCGATATTGCTTGGATTAGATAGCATAATTGCCCATGATGAAACAAAAGAATAAAATGTACTAACAGCATGGCCTTTTAATCTCCATTTAGAAGTCTCACCTCCATCATGGACAAAATACATTGCAAGCATTTCATTGCGACTCATGATATTTAAAAACTCAGCATGATTGCCGAGTTCCATCGGATCATTAGGAGATGGCGTTGCAGTACAAGCAAGTTTGTATTTAGTATGGTAAAAAGAATCTATTATTTTCTTTTTAGTTTCGCCTTCAAAGTTTTTAAGAATACTAGACTCATCAAGTACCACGCCTGCAAATTCAGAACAATCTACATTATCTATTTGCTCATAGTTAGTAATTACCACGCCATGATTCTCAGATTCTTTTGCTTTGCTTATTGGAATGCCAAACTTTGCGCCTTCGCTTATTGTTTGTCCTGACACTGCAAGAGGTGCGAGTATCAGCACTGGTTTTCCTGTTTGTTTATTTACTTGATTTGCCCATTCAAGTTGCATCAATGTTTTACCAAGTCCACAATCTGCAAATATAGCATAGCGTCCTTTCTTCAGTGCTTTTGTAACTATGTATTTTTGAAATGGGAATAAGTATGTATTCAAATCCTTATCTTCAATATCAAATCCGCTCTCTTGGATTGATTTTACCTTCTTTTTAAGAAACTCCGCGTAATTCATTTCACATCCTCGAAATCTTTAAAGTACATAGTTAGTGCTCGGCGGAATAGCTCTCTTTGTGAGATATTTTGCGCCTTTGCAAGTGCTCGGAATCGATCTGCCATTGCGTGTGGTATTTTAAGTGCAAGCGGCGTAATGCCTTGTCTTTCATCGGGTGTGAGTCCTTCGCCTTTGCTTTTTTGGTATCCGATTGCAGTTTTCTCAATTACCTTGCGTTCCTCTCTTAGTTGTTGAGATAATGGAACTCCAAGCTTAAGCGAAGTCTCGATACCTGCTACTTCTTTGTATAGGGCGGATGTTTTCATGCTGGAAACCTCAAGTTTACTTTAATTCTTCTTTTATAATTATAGATTTCTTCAATTAATACTTTGTACTGTTCTACAGTTGTGCAATCTTGCATAGCTGTAGGTTGTATTTTAAGTTTTTGCAAAAATTCTGTAAACTCAAAATTTGAATTATCTAATAATGACATTAGGCAGTATATAAATGTTCTTCTTTTATATCCAGAGTAATACGGTGAAATTAAATGTAACTTCATCATAAAATCCTCAGCTTCAAATAAATGCGTTACTTTAAAAGTACCATCCCAAAATGTTTTAATAGTCTTATGGCTTATTCTACTCATACTATTTAATAATGCCATACATTCATTATGTCCTATATCATATTTTTCTTTAAATTCCTTATATACAACATAATCCTTAATACCCATTTTTGCATAACCATCTAGATAGTCATCAGCATTCCATGTCTTTAAATTTGCATTTAATCTTTGCACTTCAGATAATCCGTAACCTTTGCAAATAATATAATGAAGTGGAAGTTGTAATTCTTTTATACATTCAAATCGATGCTGCCCATCAATAATCTCATACTTATCATTAACTACAATAACGGTAAACAGATAATTCTCCAGCATTGATTGTTTTAGCCTAGCAAGATGCAATCTATTCTTGTTGCGATTGCCATCAATTGGCTTGAACATTGAATAATCTGTCGTAGTGTGAACTTGGCGAAAACTAGCCATTGGTTCTGTTTGGTATCTCATACCTTTCTCCAATAAAAAAATAAATAATTAAGCGAGCACCTTGCTCTCTTGTAATTGCAAAACATCCTCTTTATCAAGTCCTCGAACTAAGATATACTCATGCAAGTAGTGTATCATATTTCGAACATATTCGTAATTGTAAGCGGGTCTCGGGAATGAGTATTCCGCTTTGTTTTTAAAGTCCATCGCTTCAGGTGAGTCGAACTCGAATATCTTATAGTGAACATACGGCGCGTTGAAAAGCTCGCAATATACACGCCATTGCAGAGATTCGTAATACGCATCGAAACTGATAGGACTGTACTTGGTTTTGATTTCGACCACATCAAGTCCGATAAGTTGGTCTGCGACTCCTGTTACTGATATATCACCGAATTGAGTGCGGAAAGTACGGCGAACTTTATACTCGAACACTCGCGAGCGGTAATCCATGCAGTTGCGGGCGTTGATAATGCAGTTATTGCTAAACTGGCCTTCAAACTCTTGCGGCGAGTCGGTTTGCATCATCTCATGGAATGCGATCCCGCGTTCCATCATTGCATTCGGCGGGTCGAGTCTCAAAAGTGAGCGCTCGAACTGCTCGACTGTAATCTTGCCATCAAGAAAGCGGCGGTATGATTCGAGCTGGGTTGCACTAATTTTGATCATTTTCAGCTCCATATACCAACCGATAATACGCTTCCGGCGTGCAAGCTTCTTTGAGTTTTGCGCCCGCCTCGAATGCTTTAATTATTTGCTCGCGTTCCTTTGCAATAAGGTCAACTGTTTGGAATCTGATCTGCGATAATACCTCGCCTGGTGTCCGAGTCACTGAAGCTTCATAATATGCGAAGTCGAGTGATTGCCGTAGGGTCTGCATTGCGGTTTTACTCATCGATATACTCCTGATACGGGTCTCTTAAATTGCGAATCTTAACAAGCTCGCGTTTGTGTATTGTCATTTTCGCTATACTGTACATTTCTTTCTCAAAGCGATCATAAGCCCATTCTCTGACATCCTCTTCGCTTATTGCGTAGTCTAAGAGGATATCGTCTTCATCGAATGCGCCCCAGACTTCGAAGGTGTGACTCATTTTGCGTCTCCATAAATTCTGGTATAATATAATTCTAATGGCAATCTACACTCTCTACCTTCTAATGTGTTAATCTCCCAAAGATTTACAAAAGCATCCTCAATTTGATCTTTTTCTATTAGCTTGGCTTGTTTGAAATATGGCATTGCCGATTCTAGTGTGAATTCATTGCCATTGTATCTTTCATTGATTTTTTTTATTAGCCAATCAATTGCTGTCTCTTTTTTCATCCTTATACTCCTTTGCGATATGCTCCATAATGTCCACTAACTCTGCATTTATCCGACTTTCAATCTCACTTATCAATCGCAACCGCAAATCGTAAAATTGCTTGTCAAATTTTTTGATTTTATCCTCATGTTTTTCCATCTGCATATTAGCGAATGATCTCACTCCGGATATTGTTCTTGTCAATTTTGGTATCATATCATTTATTAAATCTAATCGGATATCTATATGATCCAACTTGCTTTTCAGCATATTCAGTTGTTCTTGGATGTTTTCTTGATCGTCACTCATTTAACCACCTCTTCAAACTTACCACTCTCTTTATTCCATTGCAAGCCGCGTTCGCCGAATGTAGTCACGACTGAAGCCCAAACCGCGCGCTTCAAAGCATCCTCAAGACCTGCTTTGCTAAGATCAGAGACAAACTTATTCGCATCTTTTGCGGCTTTTGCCTTTTCGCTCCACTCGCTTACCAGTGCAATTGCTGCCTCTTGCTCTTTGGAGCGTCGGCTTATTGCCGATTTGGTATGTTCTAAGATATCCGAGAGGCAAGTAGTCATAGAGTGCAAGCCATCGACATGTACAGGTGCAATTTCCGCGCAATTTTTGGCTACAATGCTATCAGAGAGGTCAAAGGTCAAGACGCGCTTATTTCCTTGCGTGGTATAGTAGCCTACAAGGTCGCATGACTGCATAAGTAGGTCATAACTTGCGCCCGGGATAAGAGGGCGCTTAATTCGCATATCGCCTTCTTCTTTCTCTTTGGCATGTGCTATGAAAACTACATTTTTACCGCTAAGCTTAAGCGGCGTAAAAAACTCTTGGAATATCCGCTTAGTCTCGCCCCATAATTTGATTGTATTGCGAAGAAGTCCGGGGTTATTGATAGTAAGGTGCATCTGCATAAGTTCAATAACAGTACCCGCCGTATCGATAATGATTGTATCGTGTTTCGCCAAGATTGCATCAAGTTCAGCCTTATTATTCAGCAAGTCTTGCCATGATTCGAACTGCAAGCCGTTCTTAAGTAGTGAAGAGCGGTGAAGCCCTCGGTCAAAGTCCAGTACAATTGGATTCGGCGCGGTATTCGCGAGTGTGGTCTTGCCGATTCCGGGATCGCCGTAGATTAGGACATTCAGCCCGTTTACTTGCATCCCGCCTGTTTGTGTGATTAGTCTCATGTCTCAACTCCTTTAATTAATTAGATTTTATTGCCCCAGTTCACAAAGGGCACTTGTTTAGTAAAACTTGCCATAAATTCATCGAAGGTTTTGCCTTCTTGTCCGTATCTCCATGCGAGTTGAAATTGCATATTCTCGGTCTGTCTCACATAGCGTAGAATATCCTCTACTTTTGCAAAGTCTTGCGGGCTTAGTGCCTCGCGAAGTTCTTCAGTTGCTCTATGCGCGGCGGGCATAGTGTGTTTTGCCATTGTTTTCATCTCTTTGCTCCTAGTATTCTTTTTAATTCGTTATAGTTTAATAGATACATTGTCTTTTCGCCATAAGGCACTTGCTTTACTTGTCTTAGAACCGCCTCTTTTTCGTTTCGGACACTGCTTGCAGGCCGTCCGACCGCCATATAGTGCAAGAGTCTTCGCGATACTTGGAATAGTTGAGCGGCCTCGCGAATAGTCAGCCAGTCACTCATTTTATCTCCTGTCCGTATAACCAGAAGTCGTAAGCTCGGATTGCTACAAAGCAGAGTGCAAAAATTACCACCATATGCCAAGGTTTGAGTTTCATCTTACAAGTCCATTAATGATTGCATAAACAATTAAGTAGCTTAAAAACAGGCCGCCGAAGAGTCCGACGGCCATCTCGAATATCGCCTGCTTGGTTTCGGGTTTCATTTTGCACCTCGCTTGAGAATTACCCATTTGCCGTTGTATGGCATTACTTGAGCTTCGCCTGGAGGATGCAAGAAGATTGCAGCCATTGCCTCGGCGAAAGAGTTGTAAATTTTGTGTGGTTTGAGTTTCATCGCGTTCACTCCGTTTGTTAGTGCGTTGTTAATTACGGTGCGAACTTACGAAACAAAACAATACTTGTCAAGTCTTTTTTTTTATTATCTAATTATTTCTACTTTCGAGGGCAGGTGCAAAGAGCGTAAGTAGTTGAATTCTCTGGGAGTTATGGCAAAAATAAAAATTTTCGTTATGTCGCAATTTTGTGCAAGATTTACGACTGCATTTAGAGAGGGGACGGCGGCGCGGTAGCTCTGGCCTGAAATTTTATGTATTTCTATTTGAATCATTTTAGTATATTTGTTTGTCATCATGCTCAATTTTGCAGGTGGCCAAATACTCAAAGCATTGGCGTGCGAAAAGGCTACCCGGGGAAGGTAGCCTTTTTTTTTGTATATTGCAATCAGCGGCCTATCATAGCCGCGTGTCTCCCCCCAGAGCTGAAGCCTTGAAAGCCATAAACTTTCAGGGCTTTTTATTATAGTAGTCTTCCTTCATGACTTTCAGCATGAATTTACAAGTTGCTATCTCGCCTTGTGCCATAAGAAGCTGATCGCATTCTTTTACGGCCAAAGATACGGCCTTATTTATTGGTAGCTTCTTGCGAATAGCATAGGCTCTAATTGCCCGCTCTTCTTTTGGGTCTGTTATGCGAATGACCATTAATCGCGTCTCAAGACTAATTGGCCTTTAATAGTTGCACCTGATGCGAAAGTATTAGCGTCTTTTATTTCAGGAACCATGTAAAGCGTTTTGCTTGTAGGTTGACAATTGTATATCAAGTTAGGGGTTATTTGAGCCATTGCAACGCCCGTACCGCCGTTTACCCAGTCAACAAGTGCAATATCGGCATAACCTACCAATAAATCAAATTGAGCGCTTGTAAAGGCTTGAGCCGCGTTTCTCGCGGCGGGTGTAATTGCCGAGCCGAAAAACCAGAGTCGAAGAGCAGGCGCTTGCAAAGTTCCCGAGCTTGTTTCTTTGAGAATAATACGCTCAATAACTCCCGAGAATCCCAAAAAGCGAGCCGCGTCGATTGAGATCGCTCCTGAAGTGAGTATATCATTTGCAGCATAGGCTGCAGTGTCGAGCGTTCCAAAGTCTATCGCTCTTAATACTCTATCTTGTCCTGTTTTACCTGTATAAAATTCCATGTTTTAGTCTCTTCTGATTATTAAGTAGCAATAACAATACGTATCGTATAAAATGACATTTGAGCCGATATATTCTTGCACAATATCAAGCACGGGGTTTTCACTGTTTATGACAAATGGCATATTCACTATTTTCTGGACCATATTAGCATAGGGAGAGCTTGCAATACCCCAAACCCATGTATCGATAACAGATCCTGAGTCACTCCATTTGATATCGACATAACCTACTACGGAATCCATCTCTGCAGAGGTGAATGCTTTTTGATCGCCTCTTACTGCAGAGGTAATAGCATCCTGAAACATCCAAAAGCGGAATGAATACCCATTCATGCTGAAGTCGGAATAGTTCTCAAAAATAACACTTTCTATTACGCCTTTTTGATAGGGTAGAGTAACTTTGACCGATCCCGTAGTCATGATTTCGCCTGCAGGATTGAATCTTTCATTCTCTTCAGCGCCGTAGTGGTTAAGTAGGAACTTAACTACAGTCCTATCTTGCCCGATTTGTCCAAGGTATCTATTCAGCATCTCTCACTCACGCGAAATTGTATGTATTTTCATCTTCAAAAGGTCTTAGCCAAATTATCTGAAGTTGAGCCTCGACATTTTCATCGTCAAGCTCGTATACTTCAGCGCCGTGCCCGGGGTTGTGGCTTCTAAATTCTATCTGTATTCCACCATCGATTGTCGTGCTTGGTTTTCCTAGGTTATTACCGCCCGGAACTCCGATAAGCGTCGAAAGGCGTAAAACAGGGTATGTATCTGTAATGCAAACATCTTGCATGGTATAGAATGAATCGGGCTGATCAACTGCAAGCGCTCTGAGATAATATATTGAGTTGTTATGATGCCACTCGGTCTGTAAAAATATCACATTTACGAGATACCATCCTTTTTTTCGGACTCTAATAATGGTCGGGTCTGCAGTATCGATATATGCGAGGCTTGTATTTATTCCATAGGCTTCATTTCGCGGGTCTGATTCCCATTTTATGAGGCTATTTCCGAGGTGGCTTGAATTAACAATATGCTCCCAGGGCACTACGGTTTTAATGCCCCAAACTTCATTCATATTATTGTCAATCGCAGAGCTTGCGGCTGAATAAGCAATGACGCGGGCACTTTGCACGGCTTGTGCAAGTACGGCTTCGTCTTGGCCTGTTTGCGAGCCTGTATCATTGCCGTCATTATCTTGGTTTTGGATAAGAGTAAAGGCGCTCGGATTATTACCAATTTCGAATGCGACTTGTCTTCTTCCAATACCAGCGGGTCTTACGGGTTCATTAAATTTCATTATTCGGGCTCCGCGTCGATTCGTAGTGTAATATCGCACATGCCTTCATATATTTTATGAGTGTGCTTTGTCAGGACTGCAAGGGCTGTAGGCTCGCCGTAAATTGACTCTAAGAGCGTGTTATAGTCTGCAAGATCGATAGTGCATCGTTTGGCTACGTCGTTTGTCTTAGCGGTTGTAAAGTTGGTAGTTAAACTAGCCTCTGCTTGCTTTGGCCGTCCGAGAAAGTTTACAAGCGCCTCGGATATAGTGCGTCCGATTCCTGACTGCTGTTGTTCGAGTATCATTTGATACTCTGGTAGTTGGTCGTAAGGTGAAGAAGGCACTGCAAGTGCGAAGTCTTCGCCTCCAAAGAAAACCGAGCATAGAGTATTGACTTTCTTTGAATCAAAAATGCCTGTTTCAGGTGATTCCCAATATAGTAAATATCCTGCGTTTATGGTATTTCTATACCATCGATTTAAGCCGTCCTCATTGTAGCTATTACGGTAGGTAATAATCGGCAAATTGTGAAACATGATATTCAAATCTTTGCTATTATCGCCGCTTGTCCCTTGCTTGCCAAATCCGTACTCGGTCGTATCTTGTTCACCGCTGATTGTCGATATATCTACATTAACTTGATTAAGTCCTTCGGATAGCATTTTGATTTTGACCGAGCTGTAAGTATTGTCTTGATCAAAAGTCACAAAAGGCGTAACAGGATAGGGATTATCAGCTACCATTGTGACCGTATAAGCGTCGGGCGTTCCGCTTGTAAAAGTATAAGAAGCTCGGAGCGTTTCGAGTGAGCTTTCTACAATGTTTTTATAGACTTCAAAGAAGTTGGTATATTTTCCGAACATTTTAGGGTCGATATGAGCACCACCGACAAGAGTCAAAGTGCCTTCTACATTCGACCATATCTCCGAGATGTATTGCATATAGGGAGCTATACCAGTTTGCGACTGATTCTTGTAAAATATCAAAGTCTTAGTAAAGAATTCAGCTGCTACGAATGATGAGGTTAGCCTTTGCGTAATAGCTCGCATATATGCAGAGTACATCGTGCCTATTTTGGTTGCAAGGCGCGTAAACAATTGCATATGATAGTAGCTATTTCCATCAAGCACATCGACTGCATAAAAGGGGTCTAATGATTCAATTGTATTTACATATCCTTGGCCTATTTCTATTCCTCTTAATGCAGTGCCTTCACCAGTAGAGAAACTAGCATTCCATGCAACTGTATCGGTCGTAGGTTTCAGCGCTTTTACCCATACATCCTGATTTATGATTTCTCCAATGCATCGAAATATATCGAATATCTCGATAGTATAGGTTATCACATTGTCAAGCGATGTAATTTCGAGCTCATTTTCCGCGCTGTATTTTTGGCATCCGATAAAAGCCGTCTTGAATCCGCTCCCGTCATTGTATTGCAGAACAAAAGTATTGAAAGCATCAAATTCTCTTTTTGTAACATCTGGTATATCCGACGCTAAATACTCCGAGCCGTCCGAGTTCAAGGGCACGCGCTTTGTGGTAGTTCCGCGTAACAGGTCGGCTCTTAGATCATCGAGCGCTGTAGTGCCCTGCAAAGCGGCTATATTGACATTTATCTTAAGCACTTGGCTAACAAGCCCCGCGGGAATACTTCCAAGCTCGGTATCAAGACTCATATCCCTAAGCAGAAACTCACTAGGGAGCGTCACATTTGAACTCAAGGCGGGGGTAATGTAATCTACACTACTCGGTATGATATACATACGCCATTGGATAGAGTCTTCGCTTGTCCAAGTAGTTACAAATCTTTGGTTTGATAATGCCATTAGATCAAGTCCCTACGATAGCAGGTTATTGTAAACTTCTCGAGTCCTGAAGCCCATTGTTTTTCATTACTGAAGTCGCATCGTGCGAAGACAAACGGAATAAGCGCTTTTGAGTAAGTGAAAGAGCTTGTGGACTGATACCTTGTAGGCATTTGATACGGCGGGGTCGGTTCTACTATGCGAGTGTATTTCTTTTGCAGGATCTCTTGCAAAA